GGCATGCCGAGTCCGTCACTGCAACTCGCTATCGATGCCCGTCCGTTCGGCAAGTGGGACCAGCATCAGCGTCAGTTCGCGGTACGCAACGGCGTGGAATACGACCTGCTCGTTTTCCGTGCCAAGCTCAACCAAATCTGGATCAGCCATCCTGCACAGATTCTGCGCGATGTGTCCTCGCTGCCGATGAGCGTCTACTGTTCGTGGATCAGTGAGAACGTGGCACGACGCTTTGCGCTCGATCCGCTCGAGCAAATGAAGCTTGCCATTCTGACCGGTTTCTTCTATCAGTCGAACTTCACCGACCTGAAGGAGCTGCAAGAGCGTGACACGATTCGCATGGTGCAAGCCATTGTGAAGGCTACGCGTGCCAAAGCCGAAGACGTGCTCGACGTGGTGGATCAATTCAGTGCACCGATCTCGGGTGTGAAGGAATTCTGCGAGAAGGCCCAAGAAGTGACGGGCAGTGTACGTCTGCACGAGCTGAACATCGGCGTGCTCGCAGGCATTCTGAGCAAAACCTGGTTCGGGGGGCCGAATGCCGCTGAGCTGCTCTTCGTTGCACTCGAACACCCGCCGACCTGGCTCACCATCATGATGGCTGCTGCCACTGAACGCACGTTCAAGAACTCGCAAATCACCAAGATCGCAGAGCGTCAGTCCATGGCTGCGAATAAGCAGTTCGTGCAAGCGCTCGTGAACCTGGTCAATGTGACGTCGGGTAAGTAAGAACCACTCGCTCCGAAAGGGGCGAGCCACTAGAGGCAGATATGGCTTACGATTTCCTCGAAGCTTATGCCCTGTCAAACATCTGGTGCGCTCCCTATCAAGACCGACAAGCGATCCTTGAACTGGCTCGCATGACGCCTGCGGGGGGAGCGTTCAACTACTTCAAGGTCCAGAACACCACGGTGAACTTCCCGGTTTCGAAAGTACGCTTCCATGTGTACTCGATCGGGCAAGTGAATCCGCTGTTGCTCGGGATCTATCCGAAGTGGACCTGGAACACGTTTGCAGACGCATGTAACAAGAAGAACTTCATCTGCGACCTGTACGCGAATAGCGGCTTGGAAATGCCGCGTACGCAAAGCTGGTACATGGTCACGGAGAATCACAACCTGATCGTCGCTGTGCAAGTACAGCCGCGCATCAACATCAACCTCGACACGGAACCGCTCTTCCTGCGGATCTACAGCAATGCTTTCTATCGGACGCTGCAAGCGACGACACCGGGAGCACAAGTCTATGTCGAGGGTCGTACGCCGCTGAACACGGATGACATCCTTGCCCTGCAAAACGATCTGGCTACCTACCAGGCGAAACCGGGCGCGGTGTACTGCTTCGTGAACGGCTATAAGCAGAACACGATCAATCTGTTCACGGTGAATGTGGGCGATGTGGTGGAGTTCGTTTATGACGCGTCGATCTACAAGATCGTCGACTTCAAGATGACGGATCTGCGTTCGTTCAACTCGATCTTGGACGCGAAAGCAAAGTGGTTGCTGCACTATCCGGGCAACATCAACGAGATCGACTACGAAGATGACATTGACGTCTTTGTAGTGCAAAACCCGAGGCCCAATGTCTGGCAAGGTGTGTATTATCACCGTAATGCAGGCGACAGTTTGCGTAACGTGACGCACAAGGACTACTCAGTAGTGCCTGCGTACATTAACGCGTTCTGCCAAGATCAAGGCTGGGACCCGATGTCCTGCTACTTGCGGCTGCATATTCGCAATGGCGGCTGGGAACGTCCGGTGGTGTTCGAAAACAACCGTATCCATGAGCTGTACAAACTGAGCGACGATAAGATCCTCGGGGCGATGCTCGGGATCAACTCGAACCTGCAGAACTTCCGTGCGGATACGCTCGAGAATTCAGCGTATGCAGCCATCATGGGTGCGCAAGTACCGGTGCTCGACAAACCGACGGTGGAAAATGCGTTGGGCTACAACGCGATCAGCAAAGTGTTGGGAGATACGCCGCAAGCCGTGTACTCCAACTCGGGCCAGAACGTGGTGGACGTACCGTATGGGCTGCAAGCGAAGTCGACGGGTTACGAGTACGATACGAACGGTCACCTGTTGGGTTGGACTTCACACCAAGTGGGTTCCACCTACCCGTGCGCTTTCACGGCTGCTACGACTGTGGAATTGATTTCGGGGACGGCGAATAACCAACTCGATGAAGTCTATGGTGCAACCAGCTTCATGCTCGATCCGGCAGTAGATTACCGGATGTACACCTGTCCTATCGTCAACGGTGTGCCGAATAACCAATGGACGGATGTGACGGGCGGCCCACAGTACTCAGTGATCGCAGGCACGTTGACTTGGTTGGTTGATCCGACGCAGTTCTACACGCTAGTGCGTGGGGATCGATACTTCCTTGGGTATGGGTTGGATCTGACGACCAGTGACGGGTTACTGCAATTTAGCCTGTCGCATCGTGCGACTCGAAACGGTCAAACGACGAACTGGGTCATGCAAATCCCGATGGGTGAACTCGATCTATGGTTGAACGGTAAGGCATTGGTGGAGGGAATCGATTACTTCGTGAACTTTCCACAGGTCATGATCGTCAACAAGTCGTTCCTGAATCAAGGCGCACCTACACAGCACGTGGACATTCGCTTTACGGGCTTCTGTAATGCAGACTTTACGCGCACGCCTCAGGATGACAAGGGTTTCATCCAGTACGGTCTGCTCTCGGACAATAACAAGTTCGACATTCGTGACGACAAGGTGCTGCGCATCCAGGTTAACGGGGCTTTGATGACCCGTAACCAATTGCAGTTCCAAGAAACCACGGCAGGGGTGAGCGTGCCGAACGCACTTAACGGCACACCTTACCTTGTACGGGATATCGTCGTACCGTTGCGCGGCCTCACGAAGACCGATACGTACACGATGCGAGCCGCATCAATGGCAATCGACGATGCAACAGCAGCGTACATGACGCAGTATTACGACATGCCGCAGCCCTCGGGTGAAGATCAGATCATGCAGTCCTATCCGATCTTCAGTCCGTTCTGCTGCAAGTTGATCTACGACATGAACGCCGGTGTGCTCGACGATCCACGGATGTATCAGCAGTACAACGATTCGGTCGTGTATGCGCTGTGCAAGCCGTACGAGTACCTGCTGAAGATGGACCCAACGCAACCGGCTACCCAGCCTGATTTGCGCTTCGTCACGATTCAGCCGCACAATCAGAACCAGGTGATGAAGATGTCGATCTATCACTATCGGTTCTTGCAGCGTGCAGTCAACCTCTATCTGAATGGGTTGGTGAATCTCGCCAACTTTGTGCAGATTGCAACTTACACGGGTGGAACCTGATGTCTCAAGCTCAAGTAACGGGGACCGATGGCGTCGTGCCGATTTACGACCCCAATGGTCGTTTTCAGATCTGGGCATTGAACCAGGTCTTCACGGGTGGTCCGGGTGCGAACATGTACGTTCCGAACCCGAATGACTACGTGGTCGACAACGCGCCCGGTTCGAATCAATGGTATCGCGTCGCTTCACTCGATCAGACGACGCTGATCGCTACGCTTGTGCCGCTCACGTCGATGGCTGTCGGCGCTTTTGATCCGTCCGATCTCCTGATGGGTGTTGGACCGGGTACGCAGTCAGATACGTACCGCTGCTACCTGGATCAAAGCGTCATGCCGTTCCGGGCAGCAATCGATGTGCGGTTGCAAGTCGCAGGGACCATGGCGTCCTACGCGAAGGTGTTCCGAGGCGCAATCCTCGGCACGCAAGGCCAGGTCATCAGTGCGTTCTACGATCAGTCTGGTAACCTGCTGGGCGAGAACGTACCGCTTGAACTGGTGGCGACATCAGTGACGGGTAACACGAACATCTCGATCAAGGTGGTGAAGCCGTTTTACACCAAGGTTGCGCTGGCAGATGGTGAGATCATCACGGTCGTCATCTACGCAGCAGATGGCACGGTGCTCTCCAAGCGCCAGCTCCTGGTGGAAAACACGGCATACATCCGAACGACTGATGCATCGGAGAAGTACGTCACGGGTATCTCGATGACGTCGCCTTTCATGTCCTCGAGCGATCCGAATACGCTGGCCTACCCGATCAACGTGCCGAAGAACGGTCTGAACCTGATGGGTCTCGTGCAGTACAGCGACGGGACCTCGGCAGAGATGCCGGTGGACGGTACGAAGTTCAGTCTCATGGGGCTGGACAACTACGTCGCCACCATCGTGGGTCAGAAGTTCCCGCTGGTGCTCAAGTACAATCTCTCGCCCAACGAGATCGTGTATGGGGCAACGGCGAACGTCGATGGTTCAGGCAACGCTGCGTTCATCAGTGAGACGTACAAGGCCACGACCTTGAATATGGACGGCGCGTACACGATGAAGCTCTTCTGTGTACCGGTGTTCGTGGACTCGATCAACGGCTACCGTCTGGACTGGTACCTGTACAACCTGGATCGCAATATCGCGATGCTGGTAACGCCGTACGTGAAGTTCGCCACCAACTCTCCGGCATTCCTGCCGAAGGGCTACGGGGTGAACCAACAGCTGCAGGTACAGATCACGCTCTCGGATGTTAATCCATCATTCAAGAACGTGCAGTTCACGGAAACCATCGGCCTCGTGCTGTATCGTGACGGTACAGACAAGACGGGGACGAACTGGACGATCGCGTACAACCCCGGTCAGAACCCGGCGTACGGCGTGAATACGCATGCCTTGACGACGTTCGTGAACCAGAACCTGATGCAGGTGTACATCAATCAGGGGCTCTCGGATCAGGAAGCCTGGCTCGATCAGGTCTACTATCCGTCGATGCCGCTCACGGACCCGACACAGGAAACGGTACCGCCGATTCCAAACATGTTCTCGATCGTGTTGCCGTCGGGCGATGTGGAATTCCCGATCTCGCAGTGGAACAGCCAACTGGCGATTTCGCAAGCACTTCCGGCTGGTAGCACTCTGCTGGTGAAGTTCTTCTATCGTACGCCGGAGAACGATCTCGAATTGGCACTGTGCCCGATGACGATCTGGCAAACCAACTAACGCTTCGGCGTCATAAGGCCCAGGGGTTTCCCCCTGGGCTCTATGCCATCTTACCGCCAGGGACGACCAGCGGCTGTTCCGTACACCCCATAGCCTTGAGGTGCGCCAAACATGTCCACGTGCGTCGTCGGCACGTCACTGGTGACGAGCATGCCGGTGTTGTGCCCGATGAACTGGTTCTGCTGTTGCTGCTGATACAGGTTCATGTGGCGAACCTTGTTCTTCTTCGTCTCACGTGCAGAACGAATCAGTTCATCCACGGAGTAGATTTCGTCTTGCTCCAAGATGATCTTCTTGTCCAGCATGCGCAGCTCTTGCTCCAAACGAGCTGCAACAAAGTCATCGTGTTCGCCAGTGAGGTTGTTGTAAATTTCCTCAATGCGACTGCGGATGGTTTGTTGCTCCATTCGGCGGAAGAAGTCTTCGCTCGACTCTTGCTGCGGTGTCTTGACTGCACACATGACCTGGCGCGGATCGATACCGTAATGCGACAGGTTCTTACCATGCATGAGGAACCAGTGGCACAGCAGCCAGCCGATAACCAAGTCGTCGTGTTCACCGTCTTCGTGGTCGATACGACCATTCTTGTACACGAGGCCCAGAATCTGACCTGCCAGCATTTTGTCGTGCACCTTCATACCTGCGCGCTGAGCCGCAGCTTGCAACGTCGAACCGTAGAGCGCCGTGCGGCTGTTGGCACCCGAACCTGACGTTGCGAAACCAAACGTCGTCTTGTAACGCACGAAGATGTCAGTCGGGCGACGCCCCATCGGCACCTTGATTTCCTTGTACCGATCCGGATACTCGTCGTAATCCTGCACGACCTTGTTGAAGATACGCTTGAACGGATCTTCGCCGTAGTTCGGCAGCATCAGAAGCAGGTAATCCAGGAGCATCGCACCAGTCGAACGACGTTCGATAACGGCCGTGATGTTCGGGTACTTAACTAAGGTATCGCACACCCACTTCGAGAACGTAATCAGGTTCGTCTCGTTGTAGGAGCCCGCTGCGACGACGTCGAGGGTTTCGACATCCATCAGGACGAGTGAGATGTCGTCTCCACCTCCGGCCTCGGAGGTATCCATCCCCAGCACAAACTTGCCATTGGCCATTCGGTATTCGATCTCGTCTTCCGGAATGTACCAGCGTGTGATGTAACCGTCTGGATCGCTGATCGAGGTGTACAACTCATCCAGACGGGAGGAAGCGATCATCTCGGCGATAGCGGTGGAGAGCGGCGAGCTTTCCGTACCCGAAGTCCACAGATTGAAGTAGTCTCGGTTCGCGTCATCGCCTGTTTGCAGCGATTCTTCAATCTTCTGCTTGAGCCATTCATCGCTCTTACCGAGCTGACGGTGACTGAAGGTGCCATTGATACGGAACAGACCTGCACGGCTGTTGCGACGAACCATGCGATCGAGTTCAGCCCAATCCTTGCAATCGAAGAACTTCTCGGTCCAAGTCGCGGAGTCTTCCAACAGCTTGTAGATGAAGCGACCGTCCTTATCGTCCTTCTTGCCAGCTGTTGTCGTCAGGATCGTCCCATACGGCGCACCAGCGGCCTTGGCCCGTTCCACAGCCGCACCGGTTGCCGCCAATGCTGCAGGCAGAGCAATTGCGATATTCGGCTGGAACGGCGGCTCGTCGATGTGGAAGATCGCGGTCGTCAGACCCCGACCCATGTTGTACGCGCGCTTCGGCGAGCTTTGCGGCACGTGCGTGTTGTATGAGTTCTTGAGCGCCTTGATGGTGATTTCTTCACCGTTCTGCGCATCGTCCTTGGAGCGCTGTGACAGATACGGCGGCAGCTCCGACATGATTTCCTTGATCCGCTCGATGTTCTTGCGCCGCAGATTATCGTCCTTCGTCAACAGGTTGATCGAGGTACCCGTACAGACCACGTTCATCAAGTAACTCATCAGCGTATCTGTCGAGAACGACTTACCCGTCTGACGTGGTTGAATCAACGTAAAGAACACGTGGTTGAAGAACGACCAGTACAACGCGATGTTGGCACGATTCGCTTCGAGCGGTACGGCATCCGAACCCGAGTTACCCGGAGCACGGGCAATCTCGCGGAAGAAGTACCAGGGGTTGACCTTACATTCGGCTGCGATCATGTACATCTGATCGGCAGTCAAGTGCTTGCTGAATGGATCGACGCCTTGCAGCTTGGGATTGACAAGCGCGAGAAGGAAGGCGTGATTCTTAATACCCATGGAGCGATACACCGCAGCCAAACGCACCCATGACTTATTGGTGGTCTGTGTGTCGATGATCGCGGTCGGATAGCGATACCAATCCTGTTCGAAGAGGATAATTTTGGCACCCGTTGTGGTTAGTTAAAAGGTTCGAGATCATAAAACCGGAAATGACTCCGTATTCGAACCGCAATATACGTGTCACAGCATATACGGCATAAAACCCCAGCAATCCCGAAGGACCGCTGGGGTAGATACCACTAGAAGAGCAATTCCCCTTGCTTGAGCGCCAACACTTTGTCCGTGATCAAATCCACGTACGCATCGATAGCTGCTCGCTTTTGGATCTCGTCTTCTACATACTCGGGCACTAAAGGCGGAAACGTCACCTCCAGTCGACATGCCTGCTGAATCAAATCCGGAGCGTCGGGAGTTGGTCGTGAAAACACGTAGTACACCACGTAAGTCCTCGACGGCATCGCATCCCATTCATACTCCTTCAGGAACTCCTTGCGTTGGCAGTAGATGGTGATGTCGTAACCCGACTGATGGATCACGCGAAGACTATTCGCTCTCTCCGTCTGAATTACGACAGCCTGGCTGACTTTCTTTGGGCCTTTAACGCTCTCTAACCACAAGAACACTTGAGTGATAAATCGCTTAAAGACAAACATCGCTGAACCTGGTCGTTGACGACCAAGCCTAAGCTGCTACACGTGCCGGATACGATACTGCAGCCTGAGCGTAGTAGCGCATGGAATACGCACGTGCGATCAAGTACAGCAGAATACCGGTGCGCACAGCAGCAATCACACTCGTGTTTTTGTTTTGCGTCGCAAGCTTCACGATCTTTTCTGCTTTCTCACGCAAAGAGAACAAAGCCGGGTCGGTGGACCGCGAGCTCATGTACACCCCGCGAAGCCGTGTGAGTAGGCTGGCCAAATCCGTAGAATTCCTCACCAAGCTTCGATTTTCCGCCAAATAGTCGAAGCTATGAATGAGGGTCTCGTTCAACAACTCCTCGATCATCCCTGCACCAGCCTGGCGATAGTTGTCCGACATCCACTCGAGCGATTCCCGAAACAGGCGCGGCGGCATCGTTTTCATTTGCTTCTCGATGACGGTCACGAGCTCTTCCCGGATGAACGAGTTTCGATCGGTGATGATGGAGTTGATGTAACGTGTATAAGCCAACAGATTTTTCGACTTATCCTTCAAGATCTCGACGCCGTCGTGCTCCACCATGCTGCTAGTGGAACTGATCTTGATCCCCTGACGGTGCACCTGCAAGAACACATCGTAAATGTTTTTCAACATGTCACGAATACGACCTTGCGTGTCATTGAGCAAATAAATAACAGTACTATCAGGACTCATCGTCTCAATGGCTTGATGGTGCAGGCCAGTAGGACTGATGATCTCTTCGGCGCGGGCATTCAGGACTGCTGCCCAACTCCCGTATTGCTTGATCGCGTACTTATACGTCAGTGCTGCGTAAGTGGCTTCTGCCGTCGCACGATCCGCCGGATACTTGAAGTGTCGGTAC